GGCGACCGCGATCAAGGTTGGCGAGCGTGTCGAGACTCAAGCCCACATGAGCTTCTTCAAGAAGCACGACAGCAAGAGCTTCAAGTTCGCCAAAGAGCGGACCAAGACCACCACCAACTACGACCACAAGCGCAAGGCCATGATCGGAATGGCCGGCAAGGCGCGGAAGATCAAAGAGAAGGGCGTGGAGTGGACGCCGTGGACCACCAAGCAGAAGTCCCGCGTTGGCCTCAGGCTGATCGAGGTCATGGTAGCAACCACTGGCTCCATCGAGTGTGAAGAGCACGCGAGAGGGCAGGTCTACATCCACGCGACCGAAGGCTTCAAAGAGCTGCTGGCGAACCAGTCCGAAAGGCTGGAGCGTCTGCGACCGTTCTACAGTCCCCTCCCCTGCGAGCCGGAGCCTTGGCACGCTGAAGAGGGTGGTGGCTACCCATTCTGGCTACTGCCGCTCGTGAAGACGGGCCGCGGTCAGGGAGATTCAAACGTGAACCCCGCACAGGTGCTGCTCGATTCAGTGAACGAGATCCAAAAGACCAAATGGCGTGTCAACGAGGATGTCTACACCACGGTCACCGAGATGTGGCGCAACCCGCTGTTGACGATCCCCAACGTGCCCAATCGCGAGCTGGAGCCGGAGCCCGAAAGGCCGGCGTGTCTTGGCAAGAACCCGAAAGACCTGCCGCGCAAGGACATGAATGATGGGCAGCTCAAGGCTCTGGCAACCTACACGGACGCACGGCGCCAATGGAAGCAGAAGAAGAGCGTCCACGAGTCCAAGCTGCTCGCGTGTGCCACGATCCGTAGCTGTGCTGAGGAGAACCTCAAGGAGGCTTTCTTTTGCTTCCCACACAACCTCGACCACCGCGGCCGAGCCTACAGCATCCCCTCCCACTATCAACCGCAGTCGTCCGACTTGGCGCGCGGCATGATGGAGTTCGCTGAGGGCAAGCCCCTTGGCACCTTCGAGGGCGCTCACTGGTTCTGCGTGATGCTCGCCACCCATTTCGGGATTGACGACTGCAACATGGAGAAGCGGGTGGACTGGGTTGACGCCAATGAGGACCTGATCCTGAAGACGGGGAACGATCCCCTGTCATATATGGAATTCTGGTGCCACCCTGACGTTGACGCTCCGTTTCAATTTCTAGCGGCCTGCATCGAGTATACAGAATGGGCTGACGACGGCTACGGCTACGACTACGTGTCACATCTGCCGTGCCCGCAGGATGGTAGCTGCAACGGCATCCAACATTTCTCCGCACTGCTGCGAGACCCTGTTGCTGCCGCCGCTGTCAACCTCACACCCAACGACAACCCGCTCGACATCTACAAGGACTGCGCGGAGATCCTCACCGCCCGCCTGATCGAAGAGGGCAAGGGTGAAGGACTGGATGCCAGCCTCGCTCGCCAGTGGACTCAGTTTGGGGTGACTCGCAAGTGCCTCAAGCGGCTGATCCTCACGGTCCCGTACTCCAGCACCACCTACGGGACTCACCGGATGATCGAGGACTATCTTTCAGAGGTGGAGGAACGCACAGGTGTGGACCTCCCCTTCGAGGATGTCTTTGATGCCGTGAAGTTCCTCAATGAGAGGGCGCACACCGTGGTTGGTGACATCGTGTCCTCAGCGCGAGAGGTGATGCTCTGGCTCCAGCTCTGTGCCGGCGTCCGCGCAGACCACGGGCTACCCGTCGTTTGGTCCACCCCTACCGGGATGCGAGTGAGTCAGAGCTACAAGACCACCACGCAGGGCCGAGTCAAGACGCACCTGTGCGGCGAGACCAACGTGAACAAGAAGACCCAGCTCTCCTACCTCGAAGACACGGACACGATCCACAAGGCGAAGCAGAAGAACTCGGTCTCGGCCAACTTCGTCCACAGTCTCGACGCCAGCCACATGATGCTCACGGTGGTTGAGATGGCGAAGGAGATGAGAGGCCGCGGGCAGACGCCCAGCTTCTCGATGATTCACGACAGCTTCGCTACCCACTGCGCTGACGCCGATCTTCTGGCAAGGACGCTGCGAAGGGAGTTCGTGCGAATGTACGTGGACCACAACCCGCTGGAGGTCTTCAGAAAGGCCAACATGGCGGACATGGGCGGCGTCTTCCAACTCAGCTTCCTCGACTTCTCCCAACCAGTCGACAAGGACTTTGACAAGAAGCTGAAGAAGGTCCTGAAGTCCAAGAAGCTCCGCAAGATCCAGAAAGCTACCCCCACCCAATACCTGATCGACCGGGGCAAGGGCAGCGAGCTGGAGGAGTTCACCAAGGCGATCCAGCCGGTGCTTGAGAAGGCCGGCGTCGAGATGACAGTCACCTCGCTACCCGCGGGGTCACTCCCTCCCTGTCCCGAGATGGGGGATCTGGACATCGAAGAGGTGCTCCAAAGTACCTTCTTCTTCGCCTAGAGCATGGGATCTCCCCTGAGAAGATTTAGCTGAAAACCTCCTGAGTGGTGTTGGGGTGGTGATGGGGCCGGAGCAGGCGCGAATGGGCGTTCCGCTTCTCCGGCTCCTTTCTTTTTTCGAGGAGACAGATATGGTGCCGAAATGGTAGACATTCAGAAGCTCTACAACGTCACGCCGCGAGCCATGAAGGACGTGGCTCTCAAGTGCTGTGGCGTGCTCCAACGCTCGCAAGGCGAGACCGTGGTGGCAGGCGTGGCCTGCTTCTTCCTCGCCATCTGCAAGCGCTACGACATGGACGTTCGGCGTGTGCTGGATGTCACTGACAGGGTGATCCGTGACGCGCAGGACAAGGACCCTGTGGAGATGCGGGCGCTCGCTACCTACCTTCGTGAGGAACTCAATGATTGAAACCGCACTGGCCTTTTGGCTGGCTTGGAAGTTTGAGATTATCTGCACGACCCTGCTGGTGTCCTTCCCGTTTGTACGGAAGCACTTCAGACACAACATCATTGTGGCTGAGTTCGTGCGACAGGCCACTGAGCAAATCGCAACCGCGATGGAGGCGAACCCTGACCCCACAACAGGGGCTCCGGTTGACGCAAGCCGCTCGCAAAGAAAGAAGCGCCGGCGCGATGTTCGCGCTCGCATTGCAAAGGAAGCACGCAAAGCAAATAGGAAATCCAAATGATTATGAACAAGATTTTGTTGGGTCTGCTTGTCGTGTCAGTGATCGCTGGAGGCTTCTTCTTCAAAGAGATGAAGGTTGTGAAGGACAGCGTGGCGACAGTAGATACTACCCAGTATGAGCTTATGGTTTGCATCAACAACGACGACAAGCCCCTCTTTCAGGGACTCGTCACAGATTCTTTTGTTGGCGTTGGCTATGTGAAGTTCACCGAGGACACAGGTCTTCGGCGATTCATTCAGGGCGCAACGTGCATCCTGACAAAGGGCACTCAGGCGGACTTCGCAAAGGCGGACGCCGCTATGAAGGAGGCAACTGCAAGTGACACCGGAGCAAGCGATCCAGAAGGTGACGACGTTCCTGAGGGTTAATCCCGACTGCGAACTTCCGTTGGACTTGGCAGCGTCCGTGATGGATGCAGGCCTAGACGTAGACGCTCTTGTGGCGTCGATTATTGAGGAGATGTAAAGACATGGCACGAAGAAAATTCTCTGAGTTCACCAAATTGGTAACTCCCGCGGGCAAGTTCGCTTTCCCGAAACTCCAAACTCCTGACGTAAAATTCTCCGCCGATGGGGAGTACAGCGTCGGTGTTGAGCTGTCAGGCGTAACCGCCGAAGAGTTCAAGGAGAAGATTCAGGAGGCGTATGATCGTGAGTATAAAATCGAATGTGAATCGCACGGTAAGACGCTCAAGAAGTATGAGAACATGCCGTGGGCGCAGACGCTCGATCGGGATAAGAACCCTGTCGAGGGCAGCACGACGTTCAAGTGCAAACGCAAGGCTAGTGGTCAGTATGGCAAGGCCCACGCCAAAGCGGGTCAGCGCTGGACGGCAGGCTTTCCAATCTTCAGCGCCGCAGGAACCGAGAAGGTTACGGAAGAGATCTGGGGCGGGACTATCGGGCGTTGCTCGCTGATCCTGATTCCTTGGTACACAGCCGCTCTCGGCTTTGGTATCCGCCTCCAACTGGAAGCGGTCAAGGTATTGGAACTCGTCACGCAGGGTGACAAGGCTCCCACTCAATTTGGTTTCGAGGACGAGGACGGCTACGCAGCCGCTCCGTCGTCAGCCACAGACCCGGAGACCAGCGATGGCGAATTGGGCGAGGAAGAAGGCGGCGGGGGAACGGATTTCTAGGGCACGAGCCTCGAAGTTTGAGGAGACATTTGAAAAGACCTTGGTGGCCGCGGGCATTCAGTATGCTTATGAGGCCATCAAGGTCAAGTTCACTCCTCCCGCGAAAGAACGTACGAAGACTTGGGATTGGCTCATCACTACTGATTCCGGGAAGACCTTCATCGTAGAAACAAAAGGATGGTGGCCTCCGCGCAACAGACTGGACGAGACAGAGGCGATCCACCAGAACACGGCGGATGTCCGATACTGCTTCCAGCGCGCGAGCACCCCCATCCGAAAGAACTCGAAGACCACGTATGGTGACTGGTGCTCGAAGAACGGGATACTTTGGTGTGAAGGCACCATCCCGTTGAGCTGGCTCAGTGAATAAACTAGCCGCCGTGGTCCGAGAACGGTTTGAAGGACTACCGTGCTTGGACTGTGGCGGGTACTTTTCTTATGAGTGCTACGACCTTGACCACCGAGACCCTACACAGAAAAGGTACACTATAAAACAGCTTCGCAATTGGAAGGACACTCCCGAAAACAGAGTGACTCTATGGACTGAGCTGGCGAAGACAGATTTCATATGCAAAAATTGCCACAGCACACGAACCAAGGCTGCGCGGCGAGAGGGCAAGATCAACGACGGACGACCGAAAGGCTCCGTCAATGCAGTCATCAAGAAGGAAAAAGGAGCGTAACACCATGAAGGATTCAACAGTCGTGAGGCACCTCGCTTGCGAAGCGTGCGGTTCCTCTGACGCCAACACTGAGTACGATGACGGACATTTTTTCTGCTTCGCGCAAGGATGCGGAGCCTACGTTCATGGTAGTGACGGGAGCGACTCGTCCGAGGGCTGCTCCGCCTTGGTAGCGGGCGGGTATTCACCGCTCCCGTCACGCAGGCTCACCGAAGACTCGCTACGGACCTTCGACTACAGGATCAACGCGCCGGCACACTATGCCACCTTCTACAACAAGGACGGCAAAGCTGTAGCACAGAAGCGACGCGGCCCCTCGAAGTCCTTCAGTTGGGTTGGCGAGCCGGAGACCGCGGTTCTATTTGGACAGCAGCTCTGGAAAGCTGGCGGACGCAAGGTCGTTGTCACTGAAGGTGAGTGTGACGCAATGGCTATGTCACAGGTGCAGGATCACAAGTGGCCGGTGGTCTCGATCAGAGATGGAGCCGGCGGAGCACTGAAGTCGATCAAAGGCTCACTGGAATGGCTCAGCTCTTTCGATGAGATCATCTTGATGTTCGATCAGGACGATCCGGGGAGGCTCGCCGCCATCGAGTGTGCTGAGATCCTCCCTCCCGGTAAGGCATTCATCGCAACGCTTCCGTACAAGGACGCGGGTGAGTGTCTCGTCAAAGGCAAGGTCAAGGAACTCATCACCGCAGTGTGGCAGGCGAAGCCGTACCGGCCCGATGGTATTATCAGTGGCAGCATGATGTGGGACAAAATGCAGGAGCCTGACCCCATCCGCGAAGCTGACTATCCGTATCAGGAACTCGACAGGATGCTGCACGGTCTCCGCAAAGCAGAGATCGTCACCTTCTGTGCCGGCACCGGCGTGGGCAAGTCCACGATCTGCCGTGAGATAGCCTACAACCTCATCCAACAGGGTGAGAAGGTTGGCTACGTCGCGCTGGAGGAGACCTGCAAGCGTACGGCGCTGTCCCTCATGTCCATCCACGTCAACCGCCCGCTTCATCTGGAGCCGATAGACGTGGAGTCAGCGGAGTTCAAGGAGGCGTTCAAGGCCACCGTTGGCGAGGATCAGGTCCATTTGTACGACCACTTTGGAAGTACGGACAGCGACAACCTCCTTTCCAAGCTCCGCTACATGGTAGTCGGACTTGGGTGTAACTTTATTGTGTTAGATCATATAAGCATCGTAGTCTCGGGCACCGAATCTCGTGACGGCGAAAGGGTACTACTCGACAGAGCCATGACCCGGCTTGCCAGCTTGGCTCGTGAGGTCAATTGTAATTTGATGATCGTCTGCCATTTGAGGAAGGCTCAAGGCAACGGCAAGAGCTTCGAGGAAGGAGCACAGATCAGCCTCTCAGATCTACGAGGTACCGCGGGGATCAGTCAACTATCTGACGCCGTGGTAGCAGTTGAACGAGATCAACAAGACCACGCGGCGGCTGGACTGACCACGCTCCGCGTTTTGAAGAACCGTTTCAGTGGCGTGACTGGTGAGGCGGGGCAACTAACCTATAACTTCCAGACAGGGAGGCTACTTGAGCATGACCCCTTTGAAAACGACAGCAAAGAAGCTGGCACCGGCGAGTCCGCATCTGAGTTCTGAGGTCTTCCTCGCAGAGTATCGGAAGCTCGTGTCCCGCCCGCAGTATTCCATTGGAGATTCGTTGGGAGCAGACGTGACCCAGATGCGAGAGATCGCAGGGTCCGAGCGCATCGAAGAGACCAACGAGCATCGGCTCAAGCTGGCGGAGAAGGTCCTCCAACTCGCGGCGACGTGCCTCGAAATGGAGATCAGCATTGACGTTCATCGCAAGAAGGATGCCCGCGACGCCAAGCTCGTGAAGGACGGACTCAAGAGTCTCAAGGATGGGGAAGACAAGCCGAAGGGAGGTCAGTACCTATG